AATTTACAGAAATTAAAAGATGCTACCAAGCAATCTATTAATTCACATCAAATTGTTCAATTAGCAAAAAGACAAGGCGTATCTGATTCGGAAAGGGCTCAAATTTTTGAAAGATTAGGTAAATATGTTGGAGATACATTTACCACTTCAAAATATGAGTTAGCTAATGCAATAACTAATATTGCTAATGATAAAGAAAAATCAGACGAAAGATCAAGAAAGTTACAAGAACTTGGTGGTTTGATTATCTTTGCTCATAACCCAATGCAAATAAGAATATGAAAAAAAAAGAACTTCATATTAATACTGCAATACTTGATATTGTTACACTTCCAAATAAAAATATAAGATTAATTATTGAGGAAGTTGATAATAATAAATCTTGTACTGAAATATATATCCAAAATTTTAGAATACAAGATTGGAGAAAAGATTCAATTAATGGAGAATTATTAGTTGATTGGAATAATAAATAAGACGAAACAAGGGGATTCAATTCCCCTTGTCTATCTAGAGTTGTTTCTAGGTACTGATGATGTCAGCTACTCAATTAACTAGAAGAGGGCTTATGAAAAAAGCTAAATTTAAAATATCTTCGCATTTTTTGAAAAACGATATGTTGCATAAATCTGCTGGGGTAGGTTATGATAATGAGTCAAAAAGATCGTGTGAACTTTTAGAAATTATTACTAAAAAACTTTATGCGGTTTTGCCTAAATCTGTAAAATATAATTCTAAAAAATACAAAAATTTAGAATCTAAAGGAGAAAAGATTACAGATTATAAGGAATATGTCAAACATCTTAATAGATATTATAAAAAACCTTTTACTTATATTGAAGTTACAGAAGAAGAATATAAAACTTGGTATAAATATTGGTTAGAATATTATTTTGATGATATGTCTATTTTTTATGACATTAGGACTCAATATCCATCTAATGAAAATAGTTTTTATTATTCAGGAAAAAGACCTAAATGGTTTCCACATAAAAGAACTCCATCATGGGAATATACTGAAGCTAAAAAATTATTATCTAGGATGAAAAATGTTTTTGGTAAATCTGACTTTTGTGAAGATCATAGAGCAGGTGCAAAAATAAAATTTGTATCTACTATGGTTAAAGAAATGGGTGCAGAAAATGCACTTACAGTTGTTAAAAGTCTTAATGCCAAAAAATTAAATTAAACTACAAATAGGTGGGGATTAGTCCCCACTTATCAATTTAAACAAAGGAGTGAATATGTTAATATTTGGAAAAAGTAAAAATGATTGGAAAGTATTAGAACTCTATTATCGTAGAGAGTGGATATGCTTTTTAGTAGGTTTTATCTTGGGGAGTTTGCTATGGTAAATTCTTGGAAAGATAAAAGAATAGGTGCTATGAATAGAGTAATTAAAAGAAAAGGTCTTAGCACTTTAGACTATTTAGATGAGTATGATTCTGTTTGCTTATCTAAATGTAAAAATAAAACAGAGTATAAACTAGAGAGGAAACATGAAGCCAAAAGTAATGTTATTAATACTAGGAATATGCCTGAATAATTGTGCATACAACCCTGTTGTTGATACTGCTGGACGAAGTGGTACTTTTACTGAAGATAAAGCTAGAGAAATAACTAATGATTTGCAACATTGTAAAACTGTTGCAGATAACAATAGTACATTCTGGAGTGGCATTGTTTTTTGGGTAGAAAGTCCAACTGCTGATACTCAGCATCAATCCATTTATAGAAAATGTTTAGTTAATCGTGGACACTCGGTTCTAAACTAGAAAGGATATATGATGGATAAACAAACCAAATCCGACTTTATGTTAAAAGGTATGTTAGCTTCCTTTAAAGAAAAGGAAAATGGACAACTTTTTAATCGTATAGTTGGTATTAAGTTTAAGAATATTAGACTTGATAAAAATATGACTGCGGAAGCAGTTGTTCAAGACAATAAAAAATACTTTCATTCAATTTATGATTTGTATAAATTTGAAAAAGGTATTAAAACTGATGTTGCTAAAATGTTTGCGTTATCAAAATATTACAATTATGATATAAACTTTTTTTGGCAACGATTTAACTAGGAGGAAAAAAATGTGGAAAAAATACCCACTAAAAAATGGCATAATATTAAGCTATAATGACGACAAGCATATGTATTATGTTAATGATAAAAAGGTAGAATCTGTTACAGGAATATGTGGCAGAGGAGTACCAAAGCCACAACTGACTTGGTGGTTAGTTAATACACCTTTAAACGAGGTTAAAAGATTAATTAATGAAAAGTTAGATGTAGGCGAAGAACTAGATAGAGCAAAACTAGAAAGAATATTTGCTACTGCTAAAAAGAAACCTGATTCTTTTAAAGATGAGGGTGCTTTAGTTGGTAGTGTTGTTCATGGTTTAGTTGAGGACTATCTAAAAGGTAAAGAAATTCCTAAACAATCTGATAAAGCAGTAGTAAATTGCTGGAATCTTTTTTTAGATTGGTGGAATAAACAAGAGTATGAAGTTGTAGAAATAGAAAAGAAAATCTATTCTCAAAAATATAACTATGCTGGTACTCTTGATCTTGTTGTAAAAGACAAGAAAGGAAATCTTGTTTTAATTGATATTAAGACAAGTAATCATATAACATTTGACTATTTTTTGCAGTTAAATGCTTATAGGTTTGCGTATGAGGAAGAAACTAAATCAAAAATTTCTAAATCTTTTATAGTAAGACTACCTAAAAAAGAGAATGGAATTGAGATTAAAGAAATTCCTCTTAATAAAAAACTGTTCAATGCTTTCATTGGAGCAAAATATGTAATGGAACAAATGGAAAGTGTTGAAAAATAACAAAGGAGAATCTGATGGGATATAATAAACCACAGTACAACAACAATAGTAACTACCAAAAGAAAAACTATAATAATAGTGGTTCTGATAGTAATGGTGGAACTGTTGAAATAGTATCATCAAAAAAAGATGGTGTTATATTAAAAGTTATCTTAAACAACCAAAATCTAGTATTAAAAGGTTTTTTTGATAACAGAACTAAAGGTTGGAAGTTGTTTCCTTATTACGATAAGACGAAACAAAACCCAACTTTTAATCAACCAAAGCAATCGTATCAACAAGGAAATGATATGGACGATCAATTACCTCAATCTGAAAAGGAATGGGGAAAGACGGACTTTAATCCTGATGAATACGAGCAACAGTTAAGTCAAAGCGACTATAAGTAATGGCAGAAAAAGATTCATTACCAAATTACATAAAGTTTAGACCAACTGAATTTGACCCTAATAAAATTCTTATCTACATAGATACTTTAGATAAAAAAAGTGTTAATGCAGAAATAGAATATGACGAGGCAAAAGATCAAGTTCAAGAAGTCTTTGATTTTGTTGTAAGTGAAAAACAGATGAATGAATCTATATCTGTTGCACAAGCTAAAGTGAAAGCAACTAATGATGAGAGATATAAGGAAGTTAAAAAAGAACTTTCTCGTAGAAAAAAGCTACATCTTTATATGAAGATAGAAGCTAAAAATGCTCATTCTTATTGTGATAGCTTAAAGCAAAAATCTATTAATCAATTAGCCATAGATAAACTGACTAATTGGAAACCAAACTAATAGTAGTGTGGGGGAGAAATCCCCCATATTTAATGTCTTGTAATTTCTAAATAAGACATATCTGTCTTTTCATTTATTTCTTCAAAAGTGTATTTATGATTAATAACATATATATCTTCATGTTTTTTAACTTCTTCTAATGTATTTCGTACTCTTGGGAAAAGAGGTTTAGTATCTATAAATCTTAAACATATAAAATGTCCATAAGGATTATACATTGATTCTAATTGTATTTCTAAATTTGTAATTACTGCGTCTATGTCCATTAGAACACATTACTATTTTTTTTTCATTATGTCAGCACCTTTAAGACCATAGATAGCACTAACAACTCCAATAAAAATTGCTTGATACCAATAAGGAAGTTGATTAAAATACTCAAAAAATAAATCTAGTTTATTACGAATGTCCACATCGTCAGTGAAAATAGAATAACCCAATATAAGAATAGGAATAGATATGAGAATGAGTACAAATTCATCTTTATAACCATTATCATTACTCTCAATAATCTTCGCTTTATATTCAATCTCACCTTTGCTCATTTTCTCTGCATGAAGCATTTGTGCGTCTGAAAGTAATTGTTTAGTTCGTTGTTTATTTTGATATAGCTTCGCACCTGTCTTTACACCTAATGATAATAAATTCAACCACATAATTATTTCTCTTGTATTTTTTCTATAAGCATATCAATTACATGCTTTGCTTTTTCTAAATCTTTTACTTGGTCTTTTATTGCTTTATGTTTTAAATTATATCTTGATATATATTTAATGACTTTCGTTTGACAAGCATTAAAATTATTATCCATACAATAGTCTAAAGGTTGTAATTTTAGCTTTTTATACCAATCCCCACCCACTTGCTCGTAAAAAGCAGAATCTTCAATCTGTGTGCCTCTATGGCTCTTTAAAAGGGCATTTTTTAGCTTATTAGTCTTTGTTGTAGTTTTAGAACTCATACTAATTGATTTATCCAATTTCCATTTTTGATTACCATAGGGAGTAATCTTGGTACACCATTTATTATGATACCACAACCTAAAATAAATCTAGTTTTAAAATTCTTGGCATAGTTGAAAGCCATACTTTTTTGATTAATTAAACAACCTACATTCATAGCAAAGAATAGATTATCAGGGTTTGCCCAATAGCTTATTAAGAACTTGGTATGATAGTGTCCTTGAACTGCTGACATACCCATTGTTTGAGATACTTTTAAAACATCAGCACTTCTTCCATGTGTAAAAAAACATCTTTGTTTATTTGACATTGTTAAAGTTAAATCATCAACCCATTTCCATTTTCTAGTCCCTAAAAATTCTCCATAAGGTTTTAAAAATTGTGTTGACATTCCATATTTTAATGCTCGTCTATATACTAGACTGCTATGGTTAGAATCTACTTCTGTAACATTTGGAAATATATCTTCAAGTTGTTTAATATATTCTTTAGCTTTATCTAATTCGTGTCCAGCAGAATATAAGTCAGGGTCGTGGGTGTGCATATTGATTGCATGAAAATCTAACAGGTCGCCAATATTAACAACGAAGTCAGGTTTGTATTCTTTTTGTATTTCTTTTAAAAATCGAATTGAATCTTTGTGTTGGTATGGTAAGTGCATATCACTTATCACAAGTATTCTCTTATAAGACATATTTATTAATACAACTAAATGAATAATATTTCAATAGTTGCTCTAATACTTTGTTTTTTTTTTCTTTTTGTTTTTTAAATATGCTTTATGACTAGAGCCTTTCATAATTTTGCCATTTGGCATTCTATGAAAACCTTTAGGAACTTTTTTCTTTTTTTTTGCCATATTAATTTACCACCTTTCCACCTGACCATTTCATATCAGGTAATCCATTTTCATATTTTTTACCATCGTATCTTAAAACTTGTTTTCTATTACTACCCTCAACAAAAGAACAATGTATCCACCCACTATTAGCTTCTCCTGTCCAATATTCAAGAATTAATTGGTCAAAATCGCAATTAGCTTCAATCCATATTGCTACTTGGAGATTAGATACTCCAGCTATTTCAAAATCAACTGCTTGTCCTTTTGCGTGTTGTGATGTTTTTTTGCTACCAATAGCTTCGCATAGTTCTTCTGAACGAAATCCTGAAGTAATAATAATTGGTTTATCAAACTTTGCTCTTACAGGCTCTAATACTGTATAGCATAAATCGGTTAAGTTTTTTATTTCTCCACTACCAGCTTTGTTCTCAATTCCTTTACGAACTGCTGTCATAGACTTTTCGAATTCTTCAAGTTTAAAATGTTTTGATAATTGCATAATTTCTCCTATTTAGCAGTTGTTGGTATACCATTAGAATTAACTAGAGGACTTTCTGCTACTGCATAATATAAATATGTATCTCCACTTCCATTAATTCCTGTAACTGTTGAGCCTTTAGGTTTAAAACCATTACTATAAAAATCTATTTGATGATTACTTGTTGCTTCTGCTGAAGTTACATCTGCTCTTAATTCATTACTCATTACATTATGTGGACTTCTTTTGTTATCAAATATAGACCAACCTTCTCCAGAAGCATTAGTTCTTTTAATTATAACCATAGCTGGAGAAAAACCGAGATGGACATACGTACCTAAAGTTGCATTACCATTTCCTGTATATGTACCTATTTTAGAATATCCTTGTTTAGAAGCAAATGAATACATCATAAAAGCATTACCATCTTCATTGTTAACTGCGTTTTCATTCATTGTTACAGCAGTAGAATTAACACTAGTAATAAAATTTGATCCAGTTGTAGCAGAAGCACTATCTGTGTGTAATGTCATGTAATTTCCAAAACCTGAATATACATTTTGAACAACCCATATATCTGCTGTTGTTCTTTCTTTAATTATAGTTAGTTCAGGAGCTACTCCTAAATGGTGTGGTATAACATGGGCAGAGTTATCATTACCTATGTAAGTTATAAGACTAATTCCAGCATCTGTACTTACAGAACCAGAATATGCTTTACCAGTACCACCAGTAGTAGTTCCAGAAACAGAAGTTCCAGCTTTCCAACACCAAGCAACATGAAGTTTGCTTGAAGCATTACTATCTCCATCATTACCTAATGTAAAACCATTTGAATTGAAAGCTGTTAGACCTTCAGTTTTAGTTCCTTCAGCATCGCCTGAAAGATTACCATATAAAACTTTAGTTACACCTCTTACAGAATCGTACCAGTTATGATGATACCCAGCATCTTGCCTTCGTTTTAACCAAACCCAATCGGGTTGCATATTTTCTGAACCATCTAAAGTTATGGCTAATCCACCACTACCTATTGCTGTTCCATTCCCAGTGTATGCTTTGGTTTGGAAATAAAGTTCAGGATTGTTTATTGCTGTATAATCTGCCATTTATCCTCCGTTAGTTGCAATATTTTTTGTACATAAACTTAAAAAGCCACTCGGTGGAGCATGTTCAAAATTTCCATATCCATTTTCATCTGCGTTGCCTGATGATATTGAATAAGGTGGACACCCACCAAAATTCCAACCAACTGAATCACCTGAAGCATACGGACCTCCAGCAAAAAACCAAAACTCAGTTCCAACAGTAAAACTATATGCACCACCTGATGCGGCAAC